GCCTTATTTGTAACAATGTAATCTCGAATCTCATTGAATAATTTTCGATCGCAGTTTTTTAATAGTTCTTCGATAAATTCAGGTTCACTTACCATGGCTGTAGGAGTTTTAACCATGGCAATGCTTTGCGCCAGGGCTTTAACAGTCATTGCTGTAACTTCTTGCAAGGCCTTACTCAGAGCACTCATTTTATCAACATCGGTTCCTGCACCATCGGGTATATTTTGTAACATTTTTTGATTCTCGTACTGGAGTTTATTATTGTCGCTCATATTTTGATAACTCATTGGACGAAAATATATTTCCATGTCTCCGGATGTTATTGGTTTTGCATAATCCACAGGCCGCATGCTATCTAACACATTCCGTAAATCAATTGCTTGATCGGATACATGCTGGCATGCTGGGCATTGGGTACTAAAACCCATTTCGTGACCGTAACTGGCAATTCTAATAGATACTAGCACAGTGTCGATATCCATAGACGGAATACTCCACGCATTCTTAATGTCTGGAACACAACTTTGAATTACATTAACTGTAGCCTGCCCGTTAAATAGTGCGTCCGGAGTACGGTATGTAATTTCGTCAATGGCAGTCATTGGATACACAGGTAATTTATTGGTTTGCGGCATATTAAGAGCACCTTGCGGATAAAACTTACCTTGACTAGGTAGCTCAATATAAATTGCTGGTTGTCTAAAATACTGTCTTAATGGGTTGTTTTCGTTCATTTTTTGCCTCGCTAAATATACTTATGTCCGACAACATTGACCCAGAACAAATTCGCGAACTCAATGCAAATTTAGCAGCATTAAACGAGACGCTTTCCAAAGCATCCGGAACGGCCGCAAAAGCCCCAGGATCTGGTGTTGGTGCCGGTGTTATGTCGGAACTATTTGGCATGTCCAAAAAAGCATCAGGGACACTAGATGCATTAGGGGGCAGTGCCTTAGGACTGTCTAAAGCATTGTATTCCGGTCAAAAAGGCGCAGCAGTTTTTAGCGATGCGTTAGAAGGCCTGTCAACTGCAATATTAATGATCCCTGGGCTAGGCCTAGTAGCCAAGGCCGCTACAATGACTGTGCTGGCATTTTCTAAAGCACTTGGGGCAGTTAATAAACAAGGCGATGCACTTTACAAGTCCTACCAAGATTTAGCAAAATCTGGATCAACTGCATCAGACGGTATAACTGGCGTGTTCAACAACATGCAGAAGTTTGGCTACGGTATCGAAGAACTTGATAAAATGGTCAAGTTGGTTTCGGAAAATTCCGAAACCTTGGCTGCATTTAGTCTAACTGCAGCCAACGGCGCTAGTGCATTTTCCGGAGCAATGCAAGGACTAGTTAGAGATCCTGGACTTAAACTGTTGGGTAAAACTCCCGATGATATCAACGCCGCCGGGGCTGCCTTTATCAAACAAGCAGTAGCATCGGGGCAAACTCAGGCAACAATTGGAAATAATTTATCCACTGGCACTAGAGAATATGTTATGCAACTTGATAGATTGCAAAAACTTACAGGAACTAGTGCAGATCAATTGCAAAAGCAGCAAGATGAAGCATTAAATCAAGACGCCTACAATCAAGTAATAGCCGAGCTAAAAGCCAGAGCAGCAGCAGGCGGCCCTGATGCAGAAATAGCAAAAGCACAGATGAATAAAATATTGTCTGTAAGTGCTACACTTGGTGCCGAGCAAAGGAAACAATATCAAGCAGGTATCGGCGGTGATATTGCCGCTATGGGGCCGTTGTTTATGGCAGCACCAAATTTGCTTAAAGATAGTATGGATGAAACAGCATCCACGACTAAAACCATGAACAACTATGCCCAAGATGCGGGCAATACACTAAAAGCCCTTGGGCCCAGTGCCAAGTTAGCCGCCGGTGCATTCCGTGAAACCGTTGGATCGGCCCGAGAACTTCGAGAATCTCAGTTAAGAGCTAGTAACTATGATGAACGAAATGCCGCAGTAGATAAAGCACAAGATGTACAAGATTCTGCAACCGAAAGCCTATCAGATCTAGAGTTACAAAACATGAATTCTAGAGATGCCCTACAGAGTTTTGTTCAACTAGGGGTAGCACCAGCAACTAAGGCAATGGATGCCTTCGCTAAAGGCGCATCCAAAGCTACCAGCTTACTACCGGGTGCAGGTCCGGCTGGTCAAAACAGTGTTGCAGGTAAACTAGATGCAATGAATGCTGCTGGAGCAAAGCCAACGGTACCAACTGGCGCAGGAGCCGCCCCTGCGGGAGAAGCAAAGCCGGTCTCACCTGGTCCTAAGGGTAAAGAACAACAAGCATACTATGACAAGATGTACGATTCTCTGCTTAAAGAAGCCAAAGCCGCAGGATTAAAAAATGCCGAAGTTGTTGCTAAACTCGGTGCCGCACAAACAAGTTTAGAAACTGGCTACGGTAAACACATGGTTGGCAATAATGCATTTGGCATTAAAGCCAAACAAGGCGGAGCCTCGGTGGGTGCAAGCACTCAAGAATTTGAAAACGGTAGAATGGTTACCAAAAATCAAAACTTTAGAGCCTATGATAAACCAGAAGATTCAGCTAAAGACTATATTAAATTTTTGCAAGAAAATAAACGCTATAAAGATGTATTAGGATCTAACAACCTTAGCGATGCAATTGCCGCCCAAGGTAAAACAGGATATGCAACAGACCCAAACTATGCTAATAAATTAGCAGGAATTGCTGGAACTTATGGAAATACCTCAGGCCCACTAAACGGCTACCAATCTCAAACTGCCGGGCTAAACCCATCAAAAACATTACCAGAAAAAACAGACGCCACACAAACAGCCGCGAATCTTCCTGCAGCAGGCGACAATAAACATGCTGATTTGTTATCTCAAATTTTAGGCAGCCTTGATAATCTCAACCATTCTAATCAACAAATCGCTAGTAGCACCAAGAAATCTGTACAGCTACAGTCATAACTACATAAATATACGACTATGGCAGATAACGAGAACGGTCGTAAAAAGGGGTGGAAAAAATATTTTAAGGTTGCCAACACCGGTGGCCAATTAAGTCCAATTTCAGGCAGTAATCAATTTGGGTTACCTGGATATGATCGCCAACGCGGCGGTGATTACACCGGTGGTACACCCAATGATTTTGCATTCCGCAACTATGCAAGCCGCTTACCAGAAGTATACTCAGGGCACCCAAATCGTATTGAACGCTACAATCAATACGAAAACATGGATGCCGACTCTGAAGTCAATGCCTGCTTAGATATTATCGCCGAGTTTAGCACACAGGTCAACGACGATAACAAAACACCATTTGATATTAATTTTAGTGATAAGCCAACTGATCACGAAATAGAAATTATCAAGAAACAACTAATGCAATGGACTAAACTGAATAAGTTTGACCAGCGTATGTTTAAATTATTCCGCAATACCATCAAGTACGGCGATCAAGTATTCCTACGTGATCCTGAAACTTTTGAAATGTTTTGGATTGACAATGTTAAAGTAGCCCGTGTTATTGTCAATGAGTCTGAAGGCAAACGTCCTGAGCAGTACATCATTCGCGATATTAACCCTAACTTCCAAAACATGAGTGTGGCCAGCAAAACTACTAGTGATTACTATGTAAGCCGTGCTACAGGATCAGTTGGACAAAATAACTATACAGCCCCCAGCGGCGGTGCTGGCGGCGGTGGTAGTGCCGGCACAGGAAACAGCCGTTTTACACAGGCCATGAACGAATCGTGTATTGATGCTCGCCATATTGTACACCTAACCTTAAACGAAGGCTTGGATTATTTCTGGCCATTTGGGCAAAGTATTCTAGAAAATATTTTTAAAGTTTACAAACAAAAAGAATTGCTAGAAGATTCTGTCCTGATTTATCGTGTACAACGAGCACCAGAACGCCGTTTGTTTAAGATTGATGTGGGCAACATGCCTAGTCATATGGCCATGGCCTTTGTAGAGCGTGTTAAAAACGAAATGCATCAACGTCGTATTCCTACTAATACAGGTGGTGGCGCTAATATGATGGATGCTAGTTATAACCCACTTAGCATTAACGAAGACTACTTCTTCCCACAGACCAGCGACGGCCGTGGTAGCTCAGTAGAAGTATTGCCCGGCGGCGAAAACCTAGGCGAAATTGACGATTTAAAATACTTTAATAATAAAATGGCCCGCGGTCTGCGTGTTCCTAGCAGCTATTTGCCTACCGGACCCGACGACAGCAACTTGGCCATGAGTGACGGTCGTGTAGGCACAGCACTTATTCAAGAATACCGTTTTAACCAGTATTGTATGCGTTTACAACGCTTGATTATGCAGAAGTTAGATGACGAATTCAAGATGTTCCTGCGTTGGAGAGGCTTTAATATTGACGCCGGATTGTTTAGTATCAGCTTGTGTGAGCCACAAAATTTTGCCAGCTACCGCCAAGCAGAAATGGACACTACTCGCATTACAGCATTTAGCCAATTAGAACCATTACCATACATGAGTAAGCGTTTTATGATGAAGCGTTATCTAGGTCTAACCGACGAAGAAATCATGGAAAATGAACAGCAGTGGCGTGAAGAGCGTGAAGAACCAGAACTCGAAACAACACAAGGACAGGATCTGCGTAGTATCGGAATTACACCCGCTGGACTTGAAAGCGACATCCAAGCTGGGCAAGATCTTGCCGGAGCAGATATCATGGGTAACGAAGCAGGTACACCACCAGTTCCTAGTGTAGCTCCACAAGGTACTTCTCCTGGTGCAGGCGCTCCTGCGGCCGGCGCTCCTAGCATTCCTGGAGTATAAATACCTGTATGATTCTCAACGAAATTTATAACAAAAGTCCCGAAGCATACCAGGATTTAGAGCAAGATAATAGTCAGCCCACACTAGGCGATACTAGAAAAACACGGCTAACTCTGCGTCAGCTTAATAAATTGCGTCAAATGAATGATGTAAGAAGTGTTGAGTATAAAGAAAAACTCAAGTTAGTTAAGCAACAGTATGCCCCTCCCCCTGCCGCTCCGGCGATGTAGTTACCTGTAACACAATAGTCAAAAACACCCAGTTTTGAACCTCAAAAGTACCAATATTATTCATTGGTAGTAAATACCTTACGAGCCATTACTATAGGAGATATTATGACATCGAAATTTGAACAGTTAATTGAGTTTGTAATCAATGACGAAGAAGACAAAGCTAAAGAGCTTTTCCACGACATCGTGGTAGAAAAATCCCGTGAAATCTACGAGAACCTCATGAATGAGGAAGAAGATGACGCCGAAGAAGAAGATGACGCCGAAGAAGAAGATGACGCTGAAGAAGAACTTGACGAAAACTTTCAAAACTTAGGCGACGAAGTTGAAACGGAAGAAGAAGGCATGTCCGAAGAGTCTGATGCTGAATTTGACGACGAAGCCGAAGAAGACGGCGAAGACCTCACACACGACATCGAAACAGATCATGACGAAGGCGATATCGAAGGCCGCGTAATTGACTTAGAAGATAAACTTGACGAACTCATGGCTGAATTTGAAAGCCTAATGGGCAGCGACGAAGAGTCTGATTTAGGCGGTGAAGAAGGCGACGAACTTGGCGGCGATGCATTGGCACAAGACGACACTGAAGCATTTTCCCCAGAAATGATGGAAGAAAACATCAATTTAGCAGCCGCTCCAAAGCCTGTAACAAGTGAACCAGCTGGTACAAATACCAAGTCTACTGTAGCATTTAACAGTGGCGCTAAAGGTATGGAAGGTGCTCCAGTTAAAATGACCGGTGACACAGCCAAAGGCCGTTCTGCTCCGGGCACACAAGCAGTAAGCAGTGACAAGTTCCAAAACGAACCTGCAACTGGCAGTAAAAAATTATCCCCAGCACCAAAGCCTACAACGGCTCAAGCAGCTGGTGTTAATACACGTACTCCATTTCCAAAAGGTTAATGGCTAGATATGGCTCGTAACACTTATCTTAAAGAACATCTAAGCTTCACTCAAGCAGGACTAGAACTCCTGGCTGAGGAAGCCCAAGATGGTTCCGGACACAAAACTTTGAAGTTAAAAGGTGTGTGTATCGAGGGTGGCGTTAAAAACGCTAACGAACGAGTATATCCAGTTGATGAAATCGCTAAAGCAGTTGACACTATCAACGAACAAATTAGAACAGGTCATTCAGTCCTGGGCGAAGTAGATCACCCAGATGATTTGAAAATTAATTTGGAGCGTGTAAGTCACATGATTGAAAAAATGTGGATGGATGGCCCTGCTGGAATGGGAACATTAAAGATACTACCTACACCGATGGGCGAACTAGTGAAAACTATGTTGACTAACGGTGTAAAATTAGGGGTTAGCAGTCGTGGCAGCGGTAATGTCAACGACGCTAATGGACATGTCAGTGACTTTGAAATTGTCACTGTAGATGTGGTTGCTCAGCCAAGTGCTCCAAATGCATATCCAACAGCAATCTATGAAGGCCTTTTGAATCACAAAGGCGGCCAAAGATTGTTAGATATGTTTAAGGACCCGGCTAAGAGCAGCAAAGCACAGAGATTTGTGTCTAATGAAGTAATTCGTTTGATACAGAGTCTCAAGATTGAAGGGAAATAATATGCTAGATGCTATTAAACCGTTACTAGATAGCGACTTGATTAACGAAGAAGCTCAACAACAGATCTCAGAAGCATGGGAAACAAAGTTGAACGAAGCTCGTGAACAAGTACGTGCAGAACTCCGCGAAGAGTTTGCACACCGCTATGAGCATGATAAGACAGTGATGGTGGAAGCCCTAGATCGTATGGTAACAGAAGGTCTACACGCAGAACTCCAACAAGTACAAGCTGAAAAGCAACAACTTGCTGAAGATCGTGTTCGTTTTCAAGGCAAAATGAAAGAATCAGCAACGAAGTTTAACTCGTTTATGGTTACTAAATTAGCCGAAGAAATTGGCGAATTGCGCAAAGACCGCAAGATGCACTCTGAAGGCGTTGAGAAGTTAGAAGCCTTTGTAGTACACGCACTTGCACGTGAGATTCAAGAATTTGCAACAGACAAACAAGATGTCGTAGAGACTAAAGTTCGTTTGGTGCGTGAAGCTCGCAAAACATTGGAAGGTCTCAAGAGTAGATTTATTAAAGAATCTGCACAAAAGATGTCCACTGCTGTTAGTACACATCTTAAGGCTGAACTCGGTCAGTTACAAGAAGACATTAAAGTTGCTCGTGAGAACAATTTTGGTCGTCGTATTTTTGAAGCGTATGCAACAGAATTTGGCGCAACTCATCTTAATGAGAAGCAAGAAGTTCGCAAATTGCATGATACAATCGCTGCCAAAGATAGTAAACTTGCTGAAGCCATCAAATTCGCCCAGAAAGCAAAAGTTCTGGTTGAATCAAAAGAACGCGAGATCCGTGTAATTAAAGAATCTAATCAGCGTGAAGCTGCCTTAGAGGAATTGCTTAGTCCTTTAAATAAGGAAAAAGCAGAAGTTATGCGTAATTTGCTCGAAAGCGTACAGACAAGTCGTTTGTCCAATGCCTTCGAAAAGTATCTACCAGCAGTTTTGGAAGACCGTTCTGTAAAAACCCCAAAGGTGATTACAGAAACACTATCCACAGCAACTGGCGATAAATCTGCCCGCAGTCCAGATGCAGATCAACTTGCTGAACAAAACAACAATGTGATCGATCTAAAGCGTTTGGCAGGGCTGTAAAAAGATTATAACAAAGGAGACTTAAATGTCACAAGAATTATTAGAAGGTCGTTGGAATGAAACTAAAGACGCACTCTTGGAAGGCCTACAAGGCTCCAAGCGTAACTCTATGAGTGTAATTCTCGAAAACACAAAGAAGTACTTGAGTGAGAATGCTAGTTCAGGCTCAACAGGTTCTGGTAACATTGCTACACTTAACCGTGTAATTCTGCCAGTTATTCGACGTGTTATGCCAACCGTTATCGCTAACGAGTTGGTTGGTGTTCAACCTATGACAGGCCCAGTTGGCCAGATCCATACTCTGCGTGTACGTTACGCACAGTCATTGACTGACAACAGTGCTGCTGCTACTAGTGTAACAGCTGGTCAAGAAGCATTGAGCCCATTCACAATTGCAACTGCATACTCTACAGTTCCACAAGGTACAGGTACTGCTACTGGTTATACCGGTAACAATACAGCTACCATGGAAGGTACTGGCGGTAAGCAAATTTCCGTACAAATCTTGAAGCAAGCTGTTGAAGCTAAGACACGCAAACTCCAAGCTCGTTGGACATTTGAATCTGCACAAGATGCACAAGCTATGCACGGTATTG